GCAGATCAGGGCATCAGCGCTGTCGTCAGATGAGAAGTCGGATCGGTTGAAAGAGATTCGCCAAGCCAAGATCGCGCTTGCTAAGGCGTTCAATGTCTCTGCCGTGAGCGAGTAAACATAACCCCGAGTTGGCCGTTCCAGATACAGGTGACGGCCTTCCCGAGTATTCGTACACGGATACCTTCTTGCAGACCCTCACGGCGCGTAGCTACGGGGTCAAGGCTCGGTACAAAAAAGCTATGCCCGTGGGGTGTCTTCTCCCACGGGTACCTCACCTTAAGCAGCGATTTCTGTTGCGAGGTCATCGTCCGTGTTGGGTCGGTTGATACGCATCACGTTCACCCGCATCGGTGGCCCCTTGGTTCTGGACATCATGTCTTTGCGCATGTAGGTGGTGCGGTACATAGCCTCTAGCTGGCGCTTGAAGTCCGCGTAGCCAAACGACATGGAAGAACAGTACGCCTTCAATAGCTGCTCCTCAATGTAGAAGTCCGTGAACCCCGGAGCCGTGTTGTGCTCCACCCGCCCCGCGACATCTGAGCGCATAGTGGTCTGGTCAATCAACCCGCCGTTACCGAAGGAAGCGCCAATACCGTCAGGGGTTGCGGTCAGCACCACGAAGTTGCCGTAGTACTCACGGATGTAGCTGTTCAGGATGTCTTCAGCCGTACGTACGCTGGCCTTCATGATGCCGCGTGCCTTCTCGATCATAGCTTTCAGGCACAACATAATCTTCTCTACAGGCAAGTCGATGATGTTGGCATATTTACTACCAGCAAGTATTGCCCCTGCCACAACCGCCGCTGCACCCGCCACCCAGTACCGCTCATCGCCACGGGCGTGGAACATAGCCTTCAGACGCAGCCTGACCTTGACCACCATGTTCTTGGCGGTCTCCCGGTTCTGTGCCAGCCAGCGAGCGAATAGCGGCCCCGCCATGCCATAGTTCTGCCCGAAGGCCATGATGATGGACTCTTCGTCCGCCGTCCACTCTAGCTGCCGTGTAGGGGTCAGTTCAAGCATACGCCGTAGCTCACCTTCCGATGAGTGCTTACGAGCGCCGGTCATGTAGTCGGTGACGTGTGTGTTGGAGGACATTAGCGACAAGCCCTTCCAGAGTGTCGTGTTCAGGCGCTCTTTGTTGGCACCGGACTCCATACGATCCTTGCCCTGCCCCTCGCTGTAGTCGAACATGAACGCAGGGAACCACTCCATGTCCTTGCGGTTCTTGGCAGTAATCTCATCAGAGATCAGCGGCAGCGAGTTCAGCAAGCCAGCACGTTGCAGCATGGCAACGTCAGAGGTCGCCTTACCCACACGGTACCGATCAGGGTGTCCCCAGATAGATGCCGCCATTTGCAGCGCCAACGTCTTGCCGGTGCCGGACTCGGTAGAGCCTAAGTGAAACGTCATGCCATGCAAGCCGGTGAAGGCCATCAGCGGTGAGCCGAACCCTACGCAGGCCATGGTCAGCAGTTCGTAGTGTTCCTTGGTGATCATCAAGTTCCACATGGCACGCCAGTGCTCGATGTCGCCCTGTGGTCGCGTAGCGTTGTACAAGTTCTCAAGCCCCGGCATAGGCATGGAGCGGGGAGAAGAAGAGACACTGGTTGGGAAGTAGATGGTGTTGTTGTGAACAAAAGAGCCATCCGGTTGCCAGCCATAGCTTGCCGGTATCTTGGTCGCCTTGCGGCTGCTACTGAACGCCTCCACCGCTGCGCGGACGTACTCGAACAAGTTCTTGTCGTTGCCCGAACCGAATGACGCGAGGATGTTCTGCGAGGCCAGACACTTGACCGTCTCGTCCTTACTGACTGTCGCCTTCTGCGGCAGGATGATATCCACCGCCCCCTCGGGACGCATAGCCACCATGTGTACGCTGTGCTCGCCGTTAGCGTTCATGACATCAACCACAAACAAGTCGTAGCGAAGAATCTCTACTTTGCGCTTGGACTTCTTGCCGTCAGCGTCTTCTTCATCCACCTCCCTGAACACACCGCCCTTCTCGCCGTATGCGTAGCCGCGTGGTGGTATGGGTCGGGTGTAGCTTATCGGTGAGGCTTCTTCAACGACATCACCTTCGCTGGACACGACCGGCACTTCAATCTGCTTCTCTTCATAACTTACTGCTACATCTCTACCCAACGCCAGCGGGTTGGTGATCTTGCCCCAGTGCTTGCAGCCTGTGCAGATGCCGGGGTTCTCTGAATCAAACTTGGTGCAAGGGTATGGTCCCTTGATCTCGCGCAGCTTCTGCTGCATGCGCTCTTCGGTGTACGGGTGCAGCGCCGAGAGGCGCTTGTTCCACTTGTCGCCATCCTCGCACTTGTAGCTAATCGACAGCACAGCACGCCACAACGGCTCCATACCATCGTCATCGGCGTTCTCGATGTAATGCGCGATCTGTCCGCAGCCTGTACCGACTTTGGTTTTATCGATAATCTTCTTGAAGTACGTGACGCTGTTCTTGAACGCAGACGGATCAATGTTTGATGACGGCTTGGTAGGACGCACCCCCGGCAGATCAAATACATTCGTAGTCTCCACCGGCAGCACATTGAGTTTGCTGCGCACCATGTTGGCGAACGCATCAAAGTCGAACTCAATAGGGTCTGCCACCGCCTTGATAGTGACGGTCTTGTACGGCTCACGTTTGTGATTGACCGTACCCGGTATGCGCAAGACCCGCGCTGCATCCGCAGTCACGTTCATATCGATCTTCAGCCCTTCCTGCTTGCACAGGCGCTTGAAGTTCTCAGCAACAGGTTTCCACTTAGAGATCGGCGCGTCTTCAGTCAGGGGCCAGTACACATGGAACCCACCACCCGAGTCAACGATGAACGGCGTGCCAAGCTCGTCTAGTCCGGTCTTCTGTAGAAACTCGACGAACGCAGCCAGCCCCTCCTTCTTCGTGCCGTACGTCTTCTCACTAGCTTTTGCACAGTCAAGGTCTACAAAGAACGAGCGTACGTTGACTGCGTTAGCAGCCGTGCGAGTGCCTGTCTTTTCAAAAGATGCTAGTGCAAAGTAAATCTCGTGATCAGCAGCGGCGTACTCAGCAACTTTTGGTGGTATCTCATTTAAATCCTTGGTGAAGAAGTGATCTTTTTTTATTGAGCTAAGTTCCGCTACGCAGTAGTAATCACCCGCAGACGGCAACACAGCCGCTAGAAAATCGAGCGGATGCAAGGTACTCTCCTTGGGTGATCAGTCTTGGAAGCGCTGTGCTGGCACTTGAAGTTTGCCGGAGAAATAACGGCTAACCATCTCTTGTATCCACTCCGGTGGCACGGTCTTGTCTTCATCCACCATTTGACCGGCGTAATGAAACAACTCTCTGTCGGTCAGTGCCGAAGGTCGAATGTTTTGCATGTCTTTCTCCAAGCATCTTCAGCAGTCGGTGAGGACTGTAGGATTTTTATTAGTGTGTTGACGTTGTTCTTGTACGCCTGTAGAACCTCGCCGCCTTTGAACCAGTTGTAAACCGTCTGGCGTGTCGCGCCAGTAGCTTGTGCAATCTTTATCACCGGAAAATCCAGATGTATTGCCCATCGCCCAAGCTGGTTACCGATGGTCTTGGGTGCTTTCGCAACCTCGAATCGAATGTTTTCAGAGTATGGCATTTAGTTTGTCCGCATTAAGCACACGCATGACGCGCTGGTTTCTACCGGACTGACCTTGTCGGCGTTGTCCGGTGTCTTCAATGTAGCCTTTATCCAGCAGCGCACGGTAGCGTGCAGTGATTGACGAGTATGGGTAACCGCTGAACTTGGCGCGTACTTCATCGCTAATGCAACCGCGTGCGCCAAAGGCTTTTATGGCCTCGTACACCATCTGTTCTAGCCGTGTGGTGTCAACGTATTCAGCAGCTTCATGGCTCGTGTCGGGTGACTCTCTTCTGACGAGATGTTTAGGGTCTGTTCCGAACTGCATGTTCCTCTCCTAAAGAAGTGTGGGGTCACCGAAGCATTGGAGCTAACAACCAAAAGGCATCCCCGGCCCCCACTGCGGGTGTTATTAGCGCCACCTCCCGCTGGGCTACGCCGTTTAATTACAGAACGTATTGCAGTTGTTGCCGTATGCGTCACAGCAAGTAGTGCAGTATACAAACCGACCGTTGTACTGATAGCTGTGCGAAGAGCAACCAGCATAAACAACTCCTGCGGAGGCAAGCGTCCAGATAGCGATAAGGTATTTCATAGTCTTCTCCAGTAAAAGGTGGGGTACTCGCTGCGTCTGATGCTTTCTCTCATCCGGTGGTGTTTCCGGGAACTCACCAGCATCCGCTTTCCCCCGTAGCTTTAGTCGTCGGTGTCGTCCCACTGATCAACGATGCTGGCGAGGTTGCCGCCCTTCTTTGGCACCGCTGAACCGACTTCTTTTTCTTCACGCTTGGTTGGCTCTTCAGTTTCATCGTCAACCACCACAGGCTTGGCTTTCTTCGCAGCCTTCGGTGCAGTACCGGCAATAGGCTCGGCAGGCGCGGCAGGTACTTTGTCTGTCTGTGCGACAGTCATCGTGATAGCGTTTGTTGCCGATGGCGACTGCCCTTGTGTCTGGCAAGTCTCGTACTCATCCTCAGTCAACCAGCGCATCGCTTTGAAGAACAGCTTCGGCACAGCAGCCTTGGTGTCGAACTTCAGGCGGGTTACAACCTGATCAGGGCTTGCGTTCTGTGCAGCCAAGAAGCGTGCGTAGGCTTGCAGCGGACGGTTGTCGCCGTCTTCCTTACCGAAGATCGACTGTGCAGGCAGCGTCAACTGCATGACATCGCCGCCAATATCATTTGCCAACGCTACAGCAAGACGTTGCTGGTAACGGCAAGCACGCGACGAACCTTCACCCGAGCCAGAAATGTTCTGTGGGCAGGTAGCGCAAGTGTCTGACTGTTTGTTAGCAGCAGTTGCAGCAGGGGTCTCACCGTTAGCTGACCAGCAGTCTGGCGGTGCAGGATTATCCGCGTCGTACTTGCCCATGTAGAAGATGCGGCTGATCTTTGGCGCGGCGTTAACCACCACTACGTCGAGGTGACGATCTTCAATCGATGCCACTTCTTTACCGTCAGAAACTAGACGGAATACACCACCACGAATGGAGATGCGCTTGCCGCCACCTCCGCCACCACCACCCATAAGCGACTTGGCGATTGCCGATACTTCACCCTTCTTAACAAAGGAAGGTACTTGTGTTGCGTTAAATTCAACGATGCTATTCATTGTGTCCTCATTTAGTTGGTCTGCGTACCGAAACGTCATACTCCATATCAGAGTTCAATCCCGGCGGTACGAGACCGGGGTTCTGTTCTAGGAACTGCGCCATGTTGGTCTGCGCGATGCGCTTCTCCAGCAGGTCTACAGCGTCATGCTTAACGATGAACTCCTTGAAGGAAGCCCAGTCCTGCGTCGAGTAACGTGTCTTCACACTAAGTATCACGGTACCGTTATCAGTACGAGCCGACTTCTGCCCGTTGTTCATCATCTGTTCTTTCATCGCCATCTTGACTTCGTGCTGCTGCGCTTTGATGGCTTCGATCTGTGTCTCGTATTCTTGCGTCAGTTCTTGTATGCGTTCCCGCATCTTCAGATACATTTTCGCAAGCCGAGCCAAGGGTATTTGCTCAGTCATGTACTTCTCCTTTGTTATGTACTGCTATGTCAAACATTTTACTTCCGCTTTTTGTCGCTGGCAAGCTCCTCCTCATACAATTTGATTAGTAGTGAGTGGTCATCCACACGGTTTGCTAATTGAGCAAACATCTTCTTCTCAATCGGGCTACCCTGAATGTGCACCACAGTAACTTTGTCAGAAGTTTGACCCTTGCGGTCTGTGCGAGCGCAGCATTGAATGTAAGTCTCCACACTCATCACAGGCCCCCAGAACACCACGGTATCTGCTGCGGTTAGCGTCACACCATGCGCTGCGGACTGAGGCTGAATGACAAGCACTCGTGGGTCTTCCTCGGTCTGGAACCGCTTGAAGATTGCTGTACGTTTCGTTGCAGTAACGTCTCCATGAATTTCTTCACAGTTAATATTATTTTTCTTGAGAAAGGTTGTTATGGTGTCAATACTGTGGCGGAACGGCGCGAACACCAGCACCTTACGCTCAGTCTCTTCCAACACCTCCATCAACACATTCAAGCGTGGTGCGCAGTCGAACTCCACTACCTCCTGCATGTCCGTGTAGGAAGCACCCGCGCTGATTTGCAGCAACTTGTTTACAGAAGCCGCAGCGTTGACTGCCGTGATGGTCTCGCCTGCGGCCTGCATCACCATGCGTTCCTTCAGCAGCATGTAGTACTTGGCCTGCTGTGGGGTTAGTGGCACCTCACGGGTTACGGTAATAACTGGTGGTAAGTCGAGGCACTGTTCTTTAGTAAAGCGTATCGCTGGTTGCAGTGCATCAAATACTTTCTGCGGTGCATCGGCTTTAGCCAGCCATCGGAACTGCGACACCTTGTTCATCACCTTGTCGCGCCACGCTGTGTAGAACTTCGGCACACCGTCAGGGTTCACCATCTTGGACAGGCCGTACGCGTCGAGGGGTGACTGTGATGCGGGTGTACCCGTCATCATCCAGAGTATTGTGTTGGACTTCAGTATTGAGTTCAGCGCCTTCCAGCGTTTTGTTGACACGTTCTTGTAAGCGTTGGCTTCATCAACAACCACCAGATCAAACCTACCGTCAGCGATGATCTCCTGCGCAGTCAAGTTCAGGCCATCGTAGTTCATGATGACGAACTCATAGTCACCCTGCACCATCTCGATACGCCGCGATGCTTGGCTATGGTGGGCAACAA